GAGAGGTTTCATGAAACGGGTTTGGAGGCAAACCAAAGATTACTTATGGCTGCTAACAGGGTTGGTAAATCTTATGTTGGTGCTATGGAGATGTCTATCCATGCAACAGGTTTGTACCCTGATTGGTGGAAAGGTAAAAGGTTTGATAAACCCATAAAGGCATGGGTGTGTGGTGCTAGTAATGAAACCACTAGAGATATTTGTCAAAGAGAATTATTTGGACAACCCGACAATCCTGCCGATAGAGGTAAGGGTAGTATACCTAAACATTTGTTGGGGGATTTTGTTAGGAAACCAGGCGTACCAAATGCTTATTCTAGTGTTATGGTTAAACACGTAACAGGTGGTTGGTCACGTATTGGTTTTAAAGCATACGAAATGGGTGCTGAGAAATTTATGGGGGAAAGTATAGATTTGGTGTGGTTAGATGAAGAACCATCGCAAGAAATTTACTCCCAATGTATTACACGTACTTTGGATAGAGAGGGTACGGTTTACCTTACTTTTACGCCTGAATCTGGCATGACAGAGGTAGTACAAAATTTTACTTCTAACCTTAGACCTAAACAAGCATTAATAACTGCTAGTTGGGAAGATGCCAATCATCTTACTAAGGATATGAAAGAACAAATATTAGGGGCTTTACCACCACATGAACGTGAACTTAGGTCAAAAGGTGTGCCTCTTATTGGGTCAGGTTTAGTATTCCCAATAGATGAAGATTCTTTGGTCTGCGAGCCATTCACCATACCAACTCATTTTCCACGCATCGCAGGCCTTGATTTTGGTTACGACCACCCTACAGCAGTAGTTTGGGTTGCTTGGGATAGAGATGAAGATATCGTGTATGTATACGATTGTTACCGACAAGCAAAACAAACACCAGACTTCCATGCTAATAACATAAACAGTAGGGAAGGTAGCAATTTCATACCGATAGCGTGGCCTCATGACGGATATCAACACGATAAAGGTAGTGGTATTACGTTAGCAGAACAATACCGTACAGCTCACGTTAAAATGTTACCATTTCATTTTGAAAACCCGCCAGCTTTGGGGGAAAAGAAAGGTGGTAATAGTGTAGAAGCAGGTTTAATGGAAATGCTTACCCGTATGGAACAAGGTAAGTTTAAAGTATTTAACACTATGTATGATTGGTTTGAGGAATACAGAATGTATCATAGAAAAGACGGAAAAGTAGTTAAATTAAAAGATGATTTAATGTCTGCAACACGTTACGCTGTAATGAGTTTAAGGTTTTCCGACACAGAAACTTCTAGGTGGAGTAGTAAGGGAAGACTAGGGCCTGAGGTAGCAATAGTATAGGAGTAATATGGCTAAAAAAAGAATGACAGATGATGAATTAGCATCACGATTGGGTAGAGAAGTAGAGGCAGCTACTGGACACATGACCAGCGAGTTATCTTCTCAACGAGAAGACTCTATGAAGTATTATCTAGGAGAAAAGTTTGGTAATGAAATTGACGGTAGGTCAGAGATTGTTACCACAGATGTTAGGGATACAGTTGAGTATATTATGCCAAGTCTAATGCGTATATTTACTACACACAATAACGTTGCTGAGTTTGAGCCACAAGGGCCTGAAGATTTAGAAATGGCTAAACAAGCCACCGATTATGTAAATTATGTTTTCAACAAGCAAAATAACGGTTTTAAAGTACTTTATGACTCGTTCAAAGACGCTTTGATAAGTAAAACAGGTGTTATTAAACATTACTGGGAAGAAAAAGTTGATGTTAAAACAGAAACGTACACCAATTTAACAGAATTGGAGTACCAATCTATTTTAGCAAACGATGAATTAAAAGTTTTAGAAAAAACCGAGAATATACAATCGGAAGAAACAACAGATGAAATGGGTAATGTTATACCAGCTGTAATATTTTACGATTGTCTTGTGCAAAGAAAAACAAAAGAAGGACAGGTAAGAATAGAATCAGTACCACCCGAAGAGTTTTTAATATCACGTAGAGCAGTAGACATAGAAACAGCTAGTTTTATATGTCATAGGGTTAAAAAAACAGTAACAGATTTAATTTTAGAGGGTTATGACCCTAAAGTAGTAGAAAACTTACCAACTTATACACAATCACAAGCAGAGTTTGATGAGGAAAGGTTAGCAAGGTTTAGTTATGATGACGATTCTGTACCGCCTGATGAAGGCGAAGGCCCTAGCAGACAGGTTTGGTTAGATGAATGTTACATGAGAATAGATTATGATAACGATGGTATAGCTGAATTACGTAAAATTACTAAAGGTGGTAATTATATCTTGGACAATATTGAAATAGATATGATACCTTTTTCAACAATATGTCCATTACCTATTCCACATAAGTTTTACGGTATGTCTGTAGCAGATACTGTTAAAGATATACAATTAATTAAATCTACTATTGTTAGAAATTTATTAGACAATATGTATTTGACTAACAATGCTAGATACGCTGTGTTATCTGGACAGGTTGAGTTAGATGACTTACTTACTTCAAGGCCAGGAGGTATTGTAAGAATGCGCGCTCCAAACGCAGTAACAGCGCTACCTACACCACAAGTACAACCTTACGCATTTGAAATGGTAAAATATTTAGACGCTGTAAGGGAAGAAAGGTCTGGTGTTTCCAAGATGACACAGGGTTTAAACCCCGATGTACTTACATCTCATGTTACAACTGGGGCGGTATCGGCAGCAACTGAGTCAGCCATGCAAAGAATAGAGTTAATTGCTCGTATATTTGCAGAAACAGGTATTAAAGATTTGTTTAGAAATATTTATAGTTTGGTACAAAGGTATGAAGACAGAGAACGTATGTTATACCTTAACAACAAATTTGTACCTATAGATGTTTCTAGGTGGAAAGAAAAACTTAATTGTACAGTAAATGTAGGTGTAGGTAGTAGTAGTCAACAAACTAAAATGCAAACCACATCAAGCATTATGACTATATTGAGTACTTTAGTACAACAAGGCGGACTGGGTACTCTTGTACAACCCGAAAACATTTATAACGCAGTATCAGAGTTTATATCACAAGCTGGTTACAAAAACCCTGATATGTTTATTACTAATCCAAGTATGGTGCCACCTAAACAACCAAAACCTAGTGTAGATGAAAAAATACAAGCACAAAAATCACAAGTAGAGTTACAAAAATTACAATTACAAGCAAAACAAATGGAAATAGACACACAACTAAAAGCACAAGAATTACAAATGAAAAAACAAGAATCTGAAATAACTTTAGCTATAAAATCACAAGAATTAGCACTTAAGAAACAACAAATGAAAATAAACGAAGCTGAACTTAGTTTAGAAGTAGCACAGAATAGACCTGTAGGTATAGGTAAAACATAATGTTTGACCCTAATTATAAAGGTTTACCTAGAAGACAGTACGGTAAAGCCATTAGTCAAAAAATACAATTATTAACTAAACGTGGTATGTCATATAGCGATGCGTTAAAAGTTGCTACTAAAACTACACAAAAGTTACAAAAAAGACCTTTAGTAGTATGAAAGATTTAAACGAAATAAATACTGAAATAGAAATTATTAAAAGGGATATAAACGATATAAAACAAAACCATTTAACACACATAGAAAAAGATTTGGGATGTGTTAAAAGAGAGGTTTTTAAATTTAAGTATATAACTTATGGCGCTATCGTTGTTTTTGTTTTAGCAACTGATACATTCAAAGAATTAATTAAACTTTTATAGGAGAAACATTATGTGTCCAATGGGAAAAGGTACTTACGGTTCTAAAAAAGGCAGACCAAAGAAAAAAAAGAAAATGACTAAAAAGAAGAAAAAAACAAAAACTTCTAGAATTTCTTACTAATGCTTACTAAAAGACAAGAAGATACACTTAAAAGACATAAAAAACATCATACTGCAAAACACATGGCTTTTATGCGTAGACAAATGAAAGCTGGTAAGACATTTACAGCAGCACATAAAATGGCTATGAAAAAGGTAGGTAAATGAAAAAAAAGACTAAGAAAAAAATATAATTAAACAAGTCTAAAGGTTTCCTTAACGGGAGAAGAACGATAACTGGTTTACCAGCTCGAATCAAACACAGGAGAAAAACAATGACAGACGAAAAGCAAAAGCAAATAGAAGAAGGTAGAAAAGCAAAAGAAATAATAGAAGACCCATTGGTAGTAGGAGCATTTAATATTATATTAAATACAAACTATCAAAAATGGGTTGCTACTAAACCCGAAGATAAACAATTACGTGAAGAACTATGGTATGACACTAGAGCATCTTTAAAATTTAAAGAAGTTTTTGTACAAATCTTAGAAAACGGTAAAATCGCAGAAGAGGAGGTAAAAAACAATGGCTAAAAAAGGTAACATACCAGTAAAAGAAAGTTCTATTAAAGGAATTCCTGTAACTGATGTATCATCAGCACAGGCAGCTTTACTTTCTACAATGAAACCCACAGAGGATAATTTAGAAGTAGAAGATGAGCAAACAGAAGTAGAGGAAACTACTCCTGAACAGGTAACGGAAGATACCCAATCAGTTGAAGAAGTTGGGGACAGTCTCTTATCAGAGAATCCACAAACTGAACACGCTGTTGAAAGTAACGAAACTAATAACCAAGAGGAACAAGAAAGTATAACCGTTAATGTAGACGGTAATGATACTGAAGTCACCCTTGATGAGTTAAAAGCTGGTTATTTTAGACACGCTGATTACACTAAAAAAACAATGTCTTTATCAGACGAGAAAAAAGTTTTAACTAATGAGTTAGAACAAACTCGTTTAGAAAGACAAAATTACTTGGACGCTTTAAGTTCGTTTAAGACACAAAACACTAACGAAATCAAAGAGTTAGAAAAAACAAACTGGAACGAACTAAAAGTAAATGACCCCGAGTCATACAATACAAAATATATTAGATACCTTGAGCTTAAAGAACTAAGCAATAAAGCTGATATAGAGCATAAGGAACTTACAGATAAAGCCAACAAAGAAAATCAAGAAAAACTTAAACAAGTTATACAAGAAAACCGTGCAATTTTATCTCGTGAATTACCAATTTTAAACGACCCACAAAAAGGCGATACTGTAAAAAGAGCAATACACGCTTTTGGTATTAAAAATGGTTTTTCAGAACAAGAGATGAGTCATTTGTACGATGCTCGTAGTGTTATGGTTCTGTATAAAGCTATGCAATATGATAATTTACAAAAAACTAAAATTGACACCAAAAAATCTAAACAAGTACCGAAAGTTACTAAATCAGGTAGTGGTGTTACCAAAAGTGATGTAAATAGCGAACAAGTAAAGAAAGCAAAAGCTAGATTAAAACGAAGTGGTAGTATGAATGACGCAGCAGCGTTAATCAAAGCTACTTTGAGTTAATCTTACAATTAACTTTTTAACAGAGGTGTAAATCAAATGGCACAATTAACAAATACGTTTGAGACCTATGATGCTGTTGGAAACAGGGAAGATTTGCAGAATATTATTTATAATATTTCTCCAACCGATACTCCATTTATGTCAAGTATTGGTACAGGAACTGCAAGTATGACCAAACATGAGTGGCAAACTGACACTCTTGCGTCCGCAGCAGCTAACGCTCAAGCAGAAGGAGATGATTCTCCAAGTGCAGCACTTTCAGCAACTACTCGTGTTTTCAACTATACACAGATTTCAAGAAAACCTGTCATGGTTTCAGGAACACAATTAGCAGTAGACCATGCTGGTGTTGCTAACGAACTAGCTTACCAAATAGCAAAAGCTGGTAAAGAACTAAAAAGAGATATGGAACTTGCTCTAACTGGTAAAGTTGCAGCAGGTGCTGGTAGTGGAAACGGAGCATCAGCACGTACATCACGTGGTTTTGAATCTTGGACAACTACTAACAACACTTATGGTTCAGGTGGTTCAAACTCTAGTGGTTCTGTTACTGACGGAACACAAAGAGCTCTTACTGAAACTATTCTCAAAACAGAACTTAAAAACTGTTATGACAATGGTGGAGAGCCAGACCTATTATTAGTAGGCTCATTTAACAAACAAAAAGTATCTGGATTTACTGGAAACTCAACTCGTATGGACATGGCAGCAGATAGAAACCTAGTGGCTACTATTGATGTTTATGTTTCAGACTTTGGAGAGATAAGAGTAATGGCAGATAGAATATTACGTTCTTCAGGTAGAAGTGCGTTATTGGTTGAAACAGATATGTGGTCTACACATTTCTTAAGACCATTTACTACTCAAGAACTAGCAAAAACTGGTGACGCTGAGAAACGTAATTTGATTGTTGAATGGACGCTTTGCGCTAAAAACGAAGCAAGTTCAGCGACTATCGCAGACTTAACAACATCATAATAAATAACGTATATCCTAATATATACACGGGAGAGGTTCTTTTTCTACGCCTTGTATATTTTTACCTCTCCCACCTTGATACCAAATTAATAATGACCTTGAAGAAGGTATCTCTTCGGAACGAGGGTTATTAACACGGAGAAATTTAATGAGAACATTAAACGATTATTTTTTAACAGGTGAAATAGAAGATATTTCTACCGCATCTAGCACATTTATAGCTGTACCTGACGGAGGCAAGATTATTAAAATTATTACTGCGTTACAAGGCGCTATAAGTGGTGGAAACGCTGCAATTACGTTTGAAATTGGTGGTACTGCTGTAACTGGTGGTGGCATTACAGTTGCACACTCAGGTTCAGCAGCAGGTACAGTTGATTCAGCAACACCTACAGCAGCTAACAGAGTTGAAGAAGACGGAACTATTGAAATGATTACAGACGGTGGTTCTACAGGCGCTAAAAAATTATTAGTAACATTTGTAATTAGGAGATAAAAATGTCAAATTGGTTAGGTGGCTACAGAGTAATAGCAAATCACACTAGGACAACAAGTGGTACTTCAGCACAAACATCAGCTTTTGGCGCTAGTGTTGAATACGTAAGAGTAACAACTACTGGGCCTGTATTTATTGAGTTTGGAGCAAATCCTACAGCAATAGCTGCTAGTTCAATTTATATGGCGGGAGATGAATCTATTATTTTTAAAGTAGATGGTGGCATGAAAATGGCTACTATACATGGTAGTGGTACTCCAACTGTTTATGTTGCGGAGTTAAGTGAATAATGAGTTTTAAAGTGAAATTAGACCACAATCAAATATTTCATTTTCACAAACCAACAGGCGAGTTTGCTATAGAACACACACAAAACATACAACCCCTTATTGATTCTAATAAAAAGCTACAAGAAGAAGACCATTACAACCGTGATGATTTTAGATTAGCAGCTAGAATACCAGAAATTGTATACCATGAATGGAAAAACAAATATGGGGTTGATATGTTTAACCCAGACCACAAAGAAGGAGTAAAAAAATTACTCAACGGACACGAATACAGATACCTTAAAACAACAAAAAGAGTTATATAATGGCAATAACAACATTTTCAGAATTAAAAACAGCAATATCTAATTGGTTAGATAGAACTGATTTAGATGACAGAATACCTGAATTTATAGCATTAGCAGAAGCTAGGCACAGAAGAGATTTTAAAATAAGACGTATGGAAACTAGGGTAACTGCAAACACAATAGCAGATACAGAATATTATTCTTTACCTGATGATTTTACAGCAATGAGAAATATACAGTTAAATACAGACCCTAAAACTTCTTTAGAATATTTAACCCCCGAACAAATGGATAGGGTACATGGGGGTAGTATTACAGGTAAACCAAAAGCATATTCTATTATTGGTAATAGTTTTCAGTTAAGACCAATACCCGATGCTGTATACGAAATAGAAATGTTGTATTATAAATACTTTACAGCGTTGTCAGATAGTAATACAAGCAACGATATGCTTACATATCACCCTGATTTATATTTATATGGTTCGTTAGTAGAGGCGGAGCCTTATCTACAGAATGACAAACGTATACAAGTTTGGGCAGGGTTTTATGATAGAGCAAAACAAGATTTAATTACAACCAACGAAAGAGATAGACATTCTGGAGTAACACCTACAACAAGAATTGATTACGGGGCTTACTAATGACTACATGGACACCTGTAAGTACAAGTAATACATCTTGGACAAGTGTACCCGAAACAGCGCAAGGATATTTTGAAACAGAAGACAACCTATCTCTTATAGCTACAGAAAACAACGAATTATTACAACAAGAAGATTTAACTGATATAGCGCCTGGCAACTGGCAAGACGCCCCAACAGTATCAACAACCACTTGGACAATACAATAAATGGCAACTAAAAAGATTTCAGATTTTACGGCAACCACGACACCATTAAGTAGCGCAGTATTCCCTATTGTTCAATCTAGTTCTAACTTGAAAGTTACACTAGCAAATATAGCGGCTAATATGCCTGATTTAACGGCAACAAGTGTTACATCATCGGGTACAATAACTGCTACAGGTGGGTTTGTTGGTAATTTGACAGGTAATGTAACAGGTGCTGTAACAGGAAACGCAAGTACAGCAACAGCTTTAGCTACAGGTCGCACCATAGGTATGACAGGCGATGTTACATGGACATCAGCAAGTTTTGATGGTTCAGGTAATGTTACAGGTACATCAGTTATTGGTACGGGTGTTATTGTAAATGCAGATGTAAATACAAGCGCAGCAATAGACGCAACCAAAATACACGATGGCACTATATCAAATACAGAATTTGGATACTTAAACAATGTATCATCAAACATACAAACACAATTAGATGCAAAAGCATCAACTAGTTATGTACCAACTGCAATTACTGTCGCAGATGAGTCGTCAGACACTACTTGTTTTCCACTCTTTGCAACAGCAGCGACTGGCGACTTATCACCAAAGACAGCATCGGGATTAACTTTTAACTCAAGCACAGATGTATTGACAGGTACTTTTGTAGGAAACATTACAGGAAATGTTACAGGTAATGTTAGTGGCACATCAGGTTCTGCTACAGGAAATGCAGCAACAGCGACAGCTTTGCAAACTGCACGAAACATTGGTGGTGTATCTTTTGATGGCACAGCCAATATTGATTTGCCAGGCGTTAATGCTACAGGTACACAAAACACATCAGGACAAGCTGGTACAGTAGAGAGAACAAGGGGTAAAGATTATAAATCAGATTGGGGGAGTTCATCTTCTCCCATATCGTTTGAAGTTAAAGTAATTACTAAAACATCAGCACATCCTTATACAGGCGTAGGGTCTAGTAACGCATATACCATAGACGGAGTTGAAGGAGCTGTATTAAACTTTGATGGCGCAGATACAGGTAAAACTTATTACTATAGGTTTGACCAATCAGATGCTAGTAACGATGGACACCCACTAAGATTTTATTTAAAAGCAGACAAAACGACAGCTTATACAACTAATGTAACTAGCAACGGCACGCCAGGCACGAGTGGAGCATACACACAGATACAAGTAGATGAATACACACCCAATCTCTTATATTACCAATGCAGTAGTCATGCACACATGGGTAATTATATACATCACATTTCTAATATGTGTAATAGTAATGGGGTACTCTTTAAAATGCCTACTGCTGATGGTTCATCAGGTCAGATAATACAAACTGATGGTTCAGGAGTTTTATCATTTACAGCAGCAGGTGGCACAAGCCCAACAGTTACAGGGGTAACACCATCAGCTATTGGCAATACTGCAACATCAGTCGTTATCGCAGGTACAGGATTTGTAATTACACCTAATGTAGAATTTATTAACTCATCAGGAGTTATAACCTTACCGAATAGTATTACGAGAGATTCGGCTACACAGCTTACAGTTAATGTAACTTTACCTACAGATGGCACATACTTTATTAGAGTTGAAAACCCTGACGGATTAGCAGCAAGGTCAAGTTCTGCAATACTTACAGTATCAGACGCACCAACATGGAGTACATCTGCTGGAAGTCTTGG